TATATGCCTATATGGATTAGTAATGCGGCTAAACTCAAAAAGATGGGTGTTATTGAAAAGATTATTGCTAGTATCTTCTCTGGTAAAGCATTAGATGATATACAAAATGATGATTTGTTATTAGGCACTAGGCAGAAGATTACACCTTACGGGTACAAGCTGTTATTGATAGGTAATAGTTTACAATTATTGCCAGCTAATCAAGATTTCTATCCAAGTAATGAAGATTTAGATTTACCACCTAACCCTAATACAAGTTTGTATTGGTCAAGTCTATTAAATGTATATGGTACAATTAGGCCTGGCATTAGTCAGATATGGTTACAGAATCCGTTTATGGATACTGAGATTGTGGGTACAATAGTTCCCGATCCAGTAGATGATAGATTATTGATATATGACATTGACCCGGATACCCTGCCTCAAAATACATTGGATCCTGTAGACAGCGTGATTAACCCATTAGTCACAGGACCAAATGCAGGGTTACCTGCCGCAGAAAATGGAATAAGATATCTTATTGTAGATAACATCGGTAGTGAGGGTGATACAACTATTGCATGGGGTAATGTTGTAGCATATGCTAATGACATTATTGAATATGATAGTTCTATGGGAGAATGGTTTGTATCATTTGATAGTGCCCAAGCTACTACAGTAGAATATGTTACCAATTTAACAACCAGCATACAGTATCGTTATGTTAATACAGAAGATGCTTGGATGAAATCGTGGGAAGGCTGGTACGATCAGGGTGATTATAGTATTGTAATCTAATTTACTTTATGCTATAATGTCTTAGCATATGAATAATATTTCAGCAGGCGTGTTCTTTTACGCTAAAAATACACAACGATTTTTATATCTACTTAGAACGGACAATAAAAATCCGGGCAACTGGGGAATACCAGGTGGCAAGATTGAGAATGGTGAAACATTACTTATAGGAATTAATAGAGAATGTACTGAAGAAATTGGATACTTCCCAGAAAATCCAAAACTAGTACCAATACAAAAATTTGTGAACAATACATTTACATATCATACATTCTTTTGTGCTATAGATGAAGAATTCATACCAGTATTAAATTATGAACATTGTGGTTATGCCTGGGTAGGTGATAATCAATATCCCAAACCATTACATCCTGGATTGTTTAGCACAGTGAATTTTGATGTTGTGCAAAAGAAATTAAAAGCACTTACGAAAAAACGGTCCTAAGACCGTTTTTTTATTTTAGCAATTTTGCTATAGTATCGAATCCTAATGATCCTATTACAACACCTGCTCCCATCATCATCCATCGCCACTTTTCTAATGCGGAGATTTTTTCTGACATTGCTTGATGTGCATTTGAACTAGCATCCTTCATACCCTTTAACATCACTCTAGTATCATCGTTGTTTTTAACCATTTCAACGTGGATATCTCTGATATCCGTTTTTATTTCACGAATATCATCAGTGATGTTTTGAACCTCTACCTGAAGAACTGCTATATCGGTTTCAGTTTTTGGCATTTTGATTGTCCTACTAGTTGCCATAATCATTAAGCACTAGCAATAACTACGATTGGGTTAGGCTGACCGTTAGCAGCATTAGCTGCGGCCGCAGTATTGAATGTAGCAATAATGTCAGGGTTAACTGAGAATGCAACAGCAGTACCAGTACCAGATCCTGCGCCAGTAGCAGTGAATGTAATACCTGTCATATTAGCCATAGCACCAACTGCTGTCCAGTTTGTTGTACCTGCACTGTAAATTGTGTAAACAGTACCTCCTGATAATGAACCAGCTGCAACTTGCGTTGGGAATATTTCACTGTTGTAATCATTAATACTTGATACGTATGCTGTAGCAGAGGCTGCATCAGTAGACAATATGTTCATTGTGTTTGGTGTCAATGCTGTATTAGCTACATTTGCAGTAAAACATTGTGCTGTTAAACCTGTTGTTGCACCTGTCACTAGGTATTTTGTTTTACCTTTTTGACGAACAATGTAACCTGCTTCGTCATCTGCGTAAACGAATGCGGCTCCTGTTGAAGCTACGGCTGCGTTTGCAACTAATTCAACAACATCTTGTTGTGCGTCTGGAGTACCAGTAGCACTTGATAAATCAACTTCAGCACCGCCTAATGTTGATGAAACAGTAAATGCAGTTGCGTTAGCAATTGCTTTAACAAAATAAACTTCACCAGATACTAGACCACCCAAGTTAGCAGTAAATCTTACTGTACCATTAGCAAACAATGTCTGAGCATTTCCTGTTGTGCGGATAATGTTACCGGTGTTGTTTGTGTTAGCAACAGCAATTGCTGTCAAGCCGCCAACGGTGTTAGCAAAACCTATCGTAGTGTAATCTGTACTACCGTTGATGTTTGCGCTAGCAACTTGAATAGCAGAACCTACACTTAATGTGTTTGCCAAATCAGTACCAATACCAGTTACGTATGCAGTGTCTGTAGCAGAGTACAATGTACCTGTACCATTGATACCAATAGCCACACGTGTTAAAACTTGTTTACCAACGATTGCTGTGTTACCACCAACTACACCGTATGTGTTAGCATTGGTTGCTGGAAAGCCTGTACCACCTAGTGGATTGTTGAAATAAGCATCAACTACACCAACTGACATACTAACTGTTTGACTACTTGTGTCAGTTAATGTTGCCATAACTTGAGGTTGAACACTTAATTGTGTTGCAGATACATCAAATGTAGTATTTGATAGTATTGAATTTATAAAATATGTAACACCTGCTGTTAATCCACCAACTGTAGAAGCTACTTGGAATGACATTCCTTTAGCTACACCAACTGTAGGACTAGTTGTTAGATTTCCACCTGAGATTGTAACGATACTGCCTGTTTCTGCTGTATCAGTAATTGTTAAGACTGCTTGAGCCTTTGCGATTTTTAGAGGACGTCCCATTTGATTTTCCTTTATTAAATTAGCGTGTTCTAGACGCTACGCAGTGGGTTACTGCATAAACTTGCCGAATGCAAGTGTATTATGTATTTATCTAAAATCTGTATTATTCAGTACCTGTATTAGCGTGTGGCATACCAAGTTCACTAATACTAAACTCTGTACCTGCACTTGCATTTGATCCAGTTGTAAGAAATGCTACTACATTGCCTTGACCACAATAAACGCTATTAAAAACATCTTGTGCAGAATAAATTTCTGAGTTTTGTGTAGCAATTGCGTAGGGAACTCCTGCATTATTGAAAGTGTAGGCAACATTTGATAGTGCTACTCCTGCATTAGCAGTAAGCGTTAAACTAGTAGCGTTAGCAATACTTGATATGATTCCGACTGTTGTTCCGGTTGTGTTGCCTATCCAACCACCAACTGACAGTTGAGTAGTAAACGCTGTGCCAACTCCGGTGACTGTTGCACTGTTAGTTGCTGCCGTTGCTGTTCCTGTACCAGCTACTCTAGGATAACCGGTTACAGCGTGAATAGCTACACCAGTAGTTGATATTCTAATTTTGTCCGTAGCCATATTAGCTGATTGTTGTGATACTAAATTACCCGTATATACGTATGATGCCATTTTATTTTCCTATTATTTTATAGTCTACCGACTGCTACTTCAATGATACCTTCTATACCATCAAAGTTTTCTAATGATTTACCAATTACTGTACCCAATATTGGAAAGGGTGCTGTGTGTGCAAAGCCATTTCCTGCACTAATAAGCATATCACCCTTTTTAATACTTCCACGTACTTGACATGGAACACGACCTTGTAATGCTAATGCAACAGTATGTTCACCTGGACAAGAACTATTCATTACATATGCTGGATTAGTTGATACTATGCCTGCAACTTTTGTTGTACCACTATCTGCTATAGTAACCTCTTTGTCTCCACCAAATGCTAATACAGTTCCCGGTTCATAGTGTTTATCTGCTTCATAATATTCTGCTAAGTCAGCATAAGTTGCTTCTAATCTAGAGCCTGCTGTTAATGTCCAGTTACCAGTAATATTTCCTGCGGTAGTATTAGCTCCTGCTGTTAAAACAGTAGTAATAATATTACCTGCAGTTATGTTACCTGTAGTAGAAATTGTATTACTACCGTATGCGGCTAAGAATGAACTTACATTACTATTACCATATGTTCCGGCAAAACTAATAGGAGTACCGTTAGCATAATAGTAGTTATCAGTTAATATATTACCTACATTGGCATTGCCGCTTACAGTTACTGTAGTTAGTGTACCAACTGATGTTATGTTAGGTTGAGCATTTGTATATACTGTGCCTGCAACCAAAGCATTACCTACTTGCCCAGAAACGTTAGCACCAGCTACAGCATTTGCTGTAGTTGCAAAAGTAGCAAGACCTGCTGTTGCAACATTTAAATTTGCAACTTGCGTTGTACTTGTTACAGTGAACGGTGCAGTACCGGTGGCAATATTAGATACCAAGCGACTTGCAGTAACGGTACCGGCAGTATTTAAGTTGCCCGAAGTTGTATTACCTGTTACGGTTAGACTAGTTAATGTACCAACACTTGTGATGTTTGGTTGTGCGGCAGTCGTTAATACACCGGCGAAATAATTTGATGTTACTAGGTTACCCAATGTTGCATTGATAGAAGTAACATTGCCTGGAATAGCTACTGCGCCTGTAATTTTATTGAACGTAAATCCAGCGTTACCTTGAATTACATTGTTATCGTTAAATTGAATTGTTGTGTTGCTACCACCGGCGGCACTAGTTCCTGAACCACCTACACTAGATATTACTCTACCACCAGTTGTATACGTTGTATATCCAGTTGTGTCTACCGGAGTAGTTAAACCAGAATCCGAGTACAAAGAAAACGTGTTAGAAGTTAATATATTTACATAAAAACTTCCACCATCAAGCTCTACCATACCACCAACATTAGTGATAGTTATTTCAGCACCTTCAGTAAAGAAATTATCTTGTGTTGTAGTAACTACACCAGGATCAGCTTTTGTTACGGCACTAATATATGCAGTAATTGTTGATTTGGGTGTCCATGTTAAATTACCCACACCATCAGTTTCTAACACATATCCAATAGCACCCCCACCAATTTTAAGAGTAGCTACATCGCCTAAATGAATATTGCCACCGGTATACAATGCGGAATTTCCGGGTTGTAGTGCGTTACCACCTGCGTTATCCCAAGTATTTGTACTAGCTACATATGTTAAAATTTGACCAGTTTGGGCATTAGAAATATTTAGATTACCCTCACTACCGTTAATTTGACTAAAAGTAATATCAGAATACGATGTTAATACTTCAATATTTTCATTGTAAGTATTAGCATTACCGGTGCCACCAATAAAAAGACGTTTAGCATCATTGGCCCAACCTAATTGTGCTTCTGATAATTGTGGTAGGTCTACAAGGTTACCTGAACGTTGCTGGATTTTAGATATCTGTATAATGGCCATAAGTATAATTCTTTAGAAGATTTATACTTATTTATCATTATTTGTTACAAGAACTGTTCATAATATTTCTCTACACGACTGAACCAGATATCTGAATACTTGTCAAAATCAGATCCTTCTAATATGAATTCCTGATATAGATTATCAGCGGAACACATAAAAATGACACCTTTACGTATCTTTGTTCCGTGTACTTCATTATGTGCATTAGCATAAGCGGCTAATTGAACAAAGTAATCATCAATCCACTCACGTTTTTTAGGTTTGTTTGTTTGTTTATGATCCATGATAGCTTCATTACCATCATGTACGCCTGCTAGGTCTGTCGTCCCTGCATAAATTTTTGGATAGTACAACGGAACTTCTGTACCCCACCATTCGCTACATTTACTAAGACCTTGATTAATGATTGATTGGGCCATTTTATGGCTTTGCAAGCTATACGGATTGCTTCCGGGCTCATTTAGTATTCCTGTCTTAATGTAATCTTCTAGCCACTTGTGCATTCGTGTTCCACGACCTGCGGCTTCTGTTGTGATTTCTTGTGCTTTCTGTACACCAACTCGCTTCCGCCAATTTTGTAATGCTTGTTTAGATTCTTCACTTTTAGTAGCATCTAGTATTGTAGTAACACTAGGAAGTTTCTCACCATCAGGTGTAGCGTATTTTCTTGACCCGTTTATTGTTTCTCTAAGTAAAGGGACATAGTTATATTTGTTTGGAATGTACATTAGATTATTATAGTATATTTTATAATTTAATGCAAGAGTTTAGGTTAAACTCTAAAACTCTCTCCACAACCGCATCTATCACGCTCATTTGGGTTACCAAACTCAAACCCTTCATTTAATCCATTACGCACATAATCTACAGTCATGTTCTTTAAATATACATCATGCTTCTTATCTACTAAAACAATAAACTCATCTTGTGCGTAATTAATAGTAGAGTCATCATAACTGTATTCATCAACATATTCCAAAACATATGCTAGTCCACTACATCCAGTGGTCTTGACGCCTATTCGTATTCCTAGACCTCTACCACGTTTTGATATTATTTGTTTTATTTTGGTTGAAGCTTTTTCAGTGATTGTAATCATCTTACTTCATTGCTTTTTGTGCCATTTGTTTGACAACTTTTTTACTTTCTTCTTCTTCAGGTTCAATTGGAGTTTCTTGACCTTTGAATATAACCTTATCACCTTGAATATTTGAAATTTTATTCTTTAATGGTGGTTTTTTAATCATATCATACAAATCATCTTTGGCTAATATGATATCATTATCTTTATAGAATTGTAATAACTCATCTACTGTCCAATCAGAATGTTCAACACCACTATCAATATCGCTAGCTAACTGACTTGTGACAGCAACTAATCTTACTAATAGTGGATTTGGATTGGATAGTTCAAATAGACGCATTATCTCTTTATGCGACCGGCACCTGCTACAGGCACCTCTTCTTCTGGTTCTTCAACAGAAATATCATCATCAACGCTAAAATCTTCACCACCAGCAGGTGCTGC